ATATCGATATTTTATATGCAAAATTGGAGATATAGGTATCGATACAGTTTAAGTTCAAACTAAAACCAATAATATGATGATATATCAATGTAATAAATGTCATGAACAAAAAATTTTAAACAAAGCAACTTTAGAAATTGTTGATGGAAAAATTCGAACAAGAGAAGCGAAGTGTAAATGCGGAAATTACATGCAAGAGGTAAAAAAACAATTTGATGGCTTCCCTTGTTTAATAAGGACTGAACCAACACTAAGAAAAAAATAGATGGCAAAAGGCAGAAAGAAACTTCCGAGCAAGATAAAAGAAATGCAGAAAACATCTGCTCCATCAAGGATGGTTGATAATGAAATGAAAGTTGATTTGTGTTCAACTTTACCAGAAGCTCCTCCCTTATTAAGTAAAATTGGAAAAGAGGAATGGGTGAAAGTTACAACCCAGCTTTTTAATTTACAGATGTTGCATATAGTTGATCTTAGATTGGTTGAGGCATACTGCAATGAGATTGCTTTATATATTGAATGTGAAATTGAACTGAGAAAAAATGGGAGAGTTGATAATTTCAGAAACACTAATGGAGATTTAGTTAGAAGTCAAGCCAAGCCTTATCTTAAAATTAAAAATGATGCTTTGAATAATGCAATGAAACTGGCTACACAATTTGGATTAACCCCAGTTGCAAGAGCTTCTATTTCAGCTCCTAAGATAACAAACAATACACAAATAAATAATTACTTTGACTAATGGAATTAAATAAAATATACAATGAGGATAATTTGATAACAATGGCAAAAATGCCAAACAACTATATTGATTTAATAATTACGAGTCCTCCCTATGAGGATGTTAATGGTGCTGGATATGGAGCAAAAAGCAAAGACATTTTATTTTTAAAATTTTATTCTGATTATTTAGAAAAATTATTTAACGAGTTTGAAAGAATTTTAAAACCAACTGGACAGATTTTTTTTAATATAAAAAGTAAAACATTTAATAAAACTTTAAACACTCCGCATTGGATTGAGTTTGTTGATAGTTTTAAAAAATTAAAATTTAAAAGTTTTATTATATGGAAATATGCTGGAAGTTTTGATAGTACAAAAAAAAGATTTCATTTAGATTATGAAATAATTTATCATTTGAGTAAAGGAGATGATATTTATTTAAATGAAAATTGTGGCATACATGATCCATTAAGTTCAGTATGGTATGTTCCTCACAATATAAAGAGCAGCGAAAGAATACATCCTACTCAAATGCCAAAAGCCTTAGTAGAAAGAATATTAAAAATTGCTTCCAAACCAGATTATATAGTATATGATAGCTTTATGGGTAGCGGTACGACTGCTGTTGTTTGCTTAAAAAATAATATAAATTATATAGGTAGTGAATTAAATAAAATAAATTATGATAATTCTATGAAAAGAATTGAACAACACAAACAACAAAAAAGATTATTTTGATTAATGTATTATTTTGACAAACAAGCAGCAGACAAGGCAATCAGTTTTATAGAAACTTTTATTACTCATACCAAAGGAGAGTTGGCTGGAAAGCGTTTTATATTAGAGGACTGGCAAAAAGAAATAGTCGGAAATATCTTTGGCTGGAAAAATAAGGAAACAGATTTGAGAAAATATAGAACTGTTTTTATTGAAGTGCCGAGAAAAAATGGGAAGACTACTCTTTGTGCAGCTATTGGAATCTATATGCTTTTTGCTGATAGAGAAAGAGGAGCTGAAATTTACGCTGCTGCTGGAGATAGGAATCAGGCTGGTATAGTTTTTGAGATTGCAAAAGGAATGATTGCAAATAATGTTGAGCTTAGTAGTCGAGGGAAAGTGTTTAGAAACTCAATCACAAATGAAAGCAAAGGAAATTTTTTCCAAGCTATTTCTTCTGATTCAAAAACCAAACACGGTTTCAATGCAAACTGTATTATATTTGATGAGCTACATACTCAGCCTAATAGAGATTTATGGGATACATTAACAACATCAACTGGAGCAAGGAGAGAACCATTAACCATTGCAATCACTACTGCTGGTTATGATAGGCAATCAATATGCTATGAGTTATATAATTACGCAAAGAGAGTTTTAGATAAAAGTATTTCAGATGAAAGTTTTTATCCAGTAATCTATGAAGCAGAAGCAGAAGATGATATTACAAGTGAGGAGGTATGGAAAAAAGCGAATCCTAATTATGCAATTTCTCTTAGAAAAGATTACATGGAAAGAGAATCTAAAAGAGCTGTTGAGTTACCATCTTATCAAAACACTTTCAAAAGATTAATGCTTAACATCTGGACAGAGAGTCAGACAAAATGGATTGGACATGATGAATGGATGGAGTGTCATAAAGAATTTGACTACTCAACATTAGAGGGCAAAGAGTGTTGGGGTGGTTTGGACTTAGCTTCTACAAGAGATTTAAGTGCTTTCGTTTTAGTGTTCAATGTAAATGGAAAGTTTATTGTTAGGCCTTATATATTTATTCCAAAAGAAAATGCAAAGAAAAGAAGTGATAGAGATGGAGTTAATTATGTAGAATGGTTGAGGGATGGCCATGTCTTTGGAACTGAGGGAGATGTTCAAGATTATCATTTCATTAGAGCCAAGATAAATGAGTTAAGCAAAAAATATAGAATACAATCTATCTGTTATGATAGATGGAATGCTTCACAAATTGTGATTGACCTTCAAAATGATGGAGCTAATCTTGACCCATTCGGACAGGGTTTTGTTAGCATGAGTATGCCAACGAAATCTTTGGAGGTTGAGATAATTGCAAAGAATATTATTCATGATAACAATCCATGTCTCAATTGGTGTCTTTCAAATATAACAATTCAAGAAGACCCAGCTGGGAATATCAAGCCAAACAAAAGCAAATCAGTTGATAGGATTGACCCTATTGTTGCTTTGATTATGGCTCTTGGTGGTTACTATTCAGAAGATGATGGCACAAGTGTTTATGATGAAAGAGATTTATTAGTATTATAATGGACATAAAAATTATTGCTTTATTAACCCCAGAAGGATTTGACCAAAGATTTTGGGAGGTTGCTTCTGAAACAAAAACTTATAAGGAGGCTTATGAGTTAGTAGAAAAAGAATATGAAGCAAATTTCAGACAAAGGAGATACTCAGATTATAATTCTTTTAGAAATTGCAGAGATAGAAGATTAAAGAAAGGCAACTAAGTTGCATAACATTAATAAAAGATAGTCGTATTATTGTGAAAATTCTTATAAGATTTGAGCATAATTACAGACATCAGGGACTTCTTTACATTTGGGAAGCCTGAACAAACAGAACAAAGAAGCATAGGACTTCAAACATTATTCCCAGAAGCGAATGTTTATGACAGCGATAAGGCATTGACCTTAAGCTCAGTATGGTGTGCAGTTCGCTTATTATCAGAAAGCGTTTCATCTTTACCTTGTGGGGTATATACTAAAGAAGCAAATGGCGATAAAGTGGAGGCTGTAAATGATAGGATTTACAATCTAATAAAATACAAGCCGAATAATTATCAAAATAAAATCACATTTTTTGAATATGTCATGATGTCAATCTGCATGACTGGAAACTCTTATGTTCAAATAGTGAGAGATAATTCTGGTAATCCAGTTCAATTAATGCCGATAGATTCTTCTCTTGTAGATGTTTTCATTAATGAAGGGGAGTTGTTTTATCAAGTTGATGGGGGTGGTGTCTTAGATAGTTCTGACATTTTACATTTCAAAACATTAACAGATGATGGAATTGTTGGACTTTCTCCGATTGACCAATGTGCAAAAGCTATAAACTGGGGAATAAATGTTGAGGAGTTTGGAAGCACATTTTTTAAGAATGGAGCTAAGCCGAGTTCAGTTCTTTCAACTGATAGAGCTTTGAGTGAGACAGCAATTCAAAGATTAAAAAATTCTTTCAATAGTAGTTATGCAAAACTTAGTCAAAGTAATTCTACAATAATATTAGAGGAGGGATTATCATTTAAACCGATTTCTATTTCTCCAGAACAAGCTCAGTTCTTAGCCAGTAGGCAATTCTCAATTGAAGAAGTGGCTCGTATATTTAATGTCCCTCCTCACATGCTTAAAGATTTAACAAAGTCAAGTTTCAATAATATTGAAATGCAATCTCAGGAATTTGTTACTTATACTTTGATGCCTTATATAACAAGAATCGAAAATGAGATGAACCTTAAGTTATTCAGAACTAATGAATTAGGATATAAATTTATTGAGTTTAATGTGAATGGCTTATTGAGAGGAGATGTTAAATCAAGAAATGAAGCATACAAGACAGCTATTACAAATGGCTACATGAGTATAAACGAAGTAAGACAAAAAGAAAATTTAAATTCAATCGAAGGGGGAGACAAACATTTCATGCAAATGAATATGACAACAATAGAAAAAATAGGAGAAGATGCCACTACCGAAGCCTAATCAATACGAAAACGATAAGGACTTCATTGACAGATGTATGTCAGATGATATTATGGTAGAGGACTTTGAAGATGAGAAACAAAGGTTGGCTGTATGTAATACGCAACTTGAAGAGAATAGAAAAAACATTTGGGATAAAAAATATAATAACATTATGGAAAAAAGAATATTCAATATAGAAACCAGAGCCGAAGAAACGGAAGAAGGGAATACAATAATAACTGGTCATGCTTCTATGTATGACACAAGAAGCGAAAACTTAGGAAATTTTTATGAGTACATTGAAGCTGGAGCTTTCACATCAGAATTAATTGCAAAGTCAGACACAAGAGCATTAATTAATCATGATCAAAATTTAATCTTAGGAAGAACAACATCAGGGACATTAAGACTTAATGCAGATGATAAAGGATTAAGATATGAGTTTGATGTACCGCAAACTTCTTATGGAAAAGACTTAGTTGTCTCTATGCAAAGAGGAGATATAACTCAAAGCTCTTTTGCTTTTACTGTGGCAGAAGATGACTGGACTACTGATGAGGATGGCAACAACATAAGAACAATCAAAAAGATTGAAAGGCTTTATGATGTATCTCCAGTGACTTATCCAGCTTATCCAGAGGCAAATGATTTAATCGTTGCTCAAAGAGGTTTAGCTACTTATAAGGAAAAAGTAGAAAAAGAAAATGAAGAAAAAGATTTAGTGAAGCGTTCTCTTGTTTCATTGAAGATAGAATTAAAAAAGAGAAAATAATAAATAAAAAAAATAAAAATGAAAACATCAATAGAATTAAAAGAAATGCGTTCAGACATTATTGATTCTTTAGAAAACATCAAAGATGTTGCTTCTACTGAAGAAAGAGATTTAACGCAAGAAGAAAATGAACAAGTTGATGGATTATTGACAGAGGTTGATAATCTTGATGCTAAGATTGAAAGAGCTGAAAAAATGGAAACAATCAAGCGAAATGCTGCTGTTGTGTCTGGAGTTACAGCTACAAAAGTAGATAAAGAAGTTAGAGATTATTCTTTCCAAGATGCTTTAGCACAAGCTGCTAATGGTAGAATTTCTGGACTTGTAAAAGAAATGGATGAAGAAGCAAGAAATGAGTCAAGATATACTGGCCAATCTTATAAAGGAATAGGGATACCATCTTCTATATTAACAAGAGCTGCTATTGCAACTTCTGCTGCAAATGAAACTTCAACAATGGCTTGGACTGACCAATTAGAAGCAAATCTCGTGTTGAGTTCTGCCGGAAGTAACTTCTACTCAGGAATTAACAACATGAAATTCCCAGTATTCTCAAGTATCAATTCAGGGTTCGTTGCTGAAACTGGTGGATCAGCTCCAGCTGCAAATGGAACTGCAACATCTTTAACGTTAAGCCCAAAGAAATGTATCTCAATAGTAAATGTATCAGCTGAGGCTGTTACTCAAAACGCTTCTATTGAAGCTGCATTAAGAAGAAACATGGCTATGTCAGTTGCTTCTACAATGGAATCTGCATTCTTAGCAGCTTCTGATGTATCTAATGCTCCAACTTCTTTATTGGCTGATGCAACTTCTGTTGCTACATCTGTAATATCAACTGCTAACGTTGAATTAATGGAAACTGATTTATTGGCTGCTGATGTTCAATTAGAAGGAGCAAGAATGGCATACATTCTTAATCCAGCTGCTTACGCTGATGTGAAATCTTTAGTTCAAGTTTCTAATGTTTCAGCTTTATATGACCATGCTGATAAGAGATTAAATGGATATTTCTCATTTGTAACATCTAACTTAAACTCTGGAGGTACTGCTTCAAAAACTGCTGCTTTATTTGGAGATTTCTCTAAAGTACACATTGCTCAGTTTGGAGGTCTTGATGTAATTTATGACATCTATTCTGGAGCTGGAACTGGTGAGCCTCGTTATGTACTAACATCTCTTGTTGATGCTGGTGCTGTACAAGCTACTACATTCCAGAAAAACGTGGAAGCATAGTAAAATACTTAATTCAGAAAAGGGGTGGTAGAATGGCTGCCATCCCTTTTTTTTAAAAAAATATAAAAGAAAATGAGAGCATATAAAGTTTTAGTTGCAAACACTACACAATTAATATCAACAGCAGATGCAAAGCTATTTTTAAAAGTTGATATTACTGATGATGATGATGTCATTAATTCATTAGTGAAAGCAGCTACTGAATCTGCTCAAGACTACACAAATAGATTCTTTTTAGAAACAACGCTTGAGCAATATGGAACAACTTTTGCAGATATTAGAAGCCTTTTCAAAAGTCCAGTGTCAGACATAACTCATGTAAAATATTATGATACTGATAATACTCAGCAAACATTATCAACATCTGTTTATCAAGTAACACCAGCAATCGAGCCATCAACTCTTATGCTTAAAGTAGACCAATCTTATCCAGATGTGGCAGACAGAGAAGATGCTGTTTTAGTAAAATATAAGGTTGGTTATGGGACAGCAACAACTGATGTTCCTTATGCAATTATACAAGCTGTATATTTAACTATCGGACATTGGTATCAAAACAGACAAGAGGTGGTAGTTGGTAGAATAGCAACTGAGATTCCTATGGGAGCAAAATATTTATTAGACCAATATAAAGTTCAAGTATGCAGATAGGAGAATTAGATAGAAGAATAACTATTCAAACTTTTACTGCCGAAGCTGATGCTTATGGAGAAGCGATTAAGACATGGAGTGCATTAATCACAGTGTGGGCTAATGTAAATTTTAAAGGAGGAAGCACAAAGGATATTGCAGAAAGAGTTACAGCAACAAGCAAAGTTATTTTTACTATAAGAAATTATGGCTCAACTGTTGATACTATTAATGAATCAATGAGAGTTCAATATAGAGATAGAGGAGTGCCTAAATATTACTATATAAACGTAATAAATGAAATTGATGGGAGAGATGGTTTTTTAGAACTGGAAACTGAACAAAAAGAATAATGGCTATAATACCAAATATTGATGGTCAATCAAGACAAGCTGCAAAGTCATGGGTTGAGATAGACACTAAAAATCTAACTGATATTGATTTGATGTTTAGGCAACTACCTAAGCAAGTTTCTCAAGATTCAGTATGGAATAAATTTTGGAGGAGAGTGTCAAAGCCTTTAGTTAAGGCTGCTCAAGCTAATGCTAAACAATTAAAAGGGAGTGGGCAACTTGCAAAAAGTATAGGATATTTCAGAACAAAAGCCAGTAAAAGATATCATGGAGGATATGTTGGCCCAAGAGTAAAAGGTTCTTTTGCAACAAAACAAACTGAAACCTCAACTGGTAAAAAATTAAAAGGAGTGAAACAATATACAAAGTCAGGATTTTATGGAGCTTGGGTTGAGTATGGAAGTGAAGTGAAATTCGGAGGAAAAGGTTATGGAAAAAAAGACCAGCCATTTATGAAGAAGGCTTGGGATTCAGACCACAAAATGGTTTTAGTAAATGGAATGAAAGATGCTCAGGTTATCTTTGAAAGAGCCTTAAAGATACATGAGAGAAGATTAAAAAAATATGGATTAGGATATTAATTATGGATGTAGGGAAAGCAATATTTAACATTTTAAGCAACGATTCAAACGTTACAGCTTTGACTTCAACAAGGATTTTTCCTATGGTTGCAAGAGTAGAGACTGCTTTTCCTTTTGTGATTTATGATGTTACTGGGCAAACCCCAACTGATTACAAGCAAGGAGTTTCAAGTTTAGACACGACAGCAGTTATGATAAGCTGTTATTCTGAAACTTATTCAGAGGCCTGTGATTTGGCTGATAAAGTGAGAACTGCCTTAGATAGAAAGAGTGGGACTTTTAATGGAGTAGTGGTTCAATCTATTAAGTATGATGGATATAATGATTTCTTTGATGTTGATTCTTATGATAATTCAGCAACAAATGGAAAGGGAGTTTTTCGTAAGGCTTTAGATTTTGATGTGAGAATAGTAAATACATGATTTTTAGATATAGAGATTTGGCAACAGAAATACATATACATGATTTTAACTTAACTGGAAACTCAGTTGAGATAGAGCTATTCAACAAAGCTACTAATGGCATAAGCATTAGCTCTCTTGGAGTTAGAGTAGATTCTGGAAACAATGTTCCATCTGACTCATTATGGAGTGTTCAATTAAAAACAAACTGCAACAATTTAGATATAACAGAAGCAAACATAAGAACAGACAGCGAAGTCTGTTTTGACAATATTAGTACAAACTTTTCTAATGATACACAAGCAATAATAAAATTAACATCTGAAAGCTCTTTGAGTAATATTAAAGGGATGTGTAGTGTAAAATTAGATATTTAAAAAAAAAGAAAATGGAATATACATTATTGAAAGAATGGTTTTCTCAAAGACATGGTAAGACATTTCCAAAAGGAGTAAATGTTATTATTACAATACAAAGTGAATTAGATGAATTAATTGAGCTTGAATGTATTGAGAAAATAGTAGAACCAAAGAAGGAAAAGAAAAAAAAGAAAAAAAAAGAATAAATATTAATTAATAAAAAAGTAAAAAAATGGCAATATTAAATGGAACGGACATCAGAGTTTATGATGGTTCAACAAATGATTTGATAGCTTATGCTCAGAGTGGAACATTAAATTTTTCAATGAGTACAAGGGATATCACAAACAAACAGTCTGGAGGCTTTAAAGAGTCTTTAGAGGGATTGAGAGAATGGAGTGTGGATATGGATGGAGCTTATGCTTGGACTAATCCAGCTGGAGCTGCAATAGCAGATGGAGCTGATGACTTATTTCTTAAATACTTATTAGATGCTGGCTCAAATACAAGAGAAGCGTTTACAATAAGATTCGGAGATACTGGAGGAGCTACTGGCGACACTTATTATGAAGGGAGTGCTTTTTTAACAAGCGTTTCTTTTACTGGGGGAACAGAAGATACAGCTACTTATTCAATTAGTCTTGAAGGGACTGGAGGATTAACTCAGACAATATCTTAGTAATAACTTAAGGAGAGTGGGGGAGCAATCTTGTTTAGTTTGTTTTGCTCCCTCGCAAACCTTTTTAAAAAACAAACAAAATGAAGAAATATACATTTGTAGAAATAGGACAACAAAAACATCCTATCAAATTTGGTTTTAATGCACTTAGAAAATATAGTGCAAAAACAGATACAAGTCTGCAAGACTTGGACAAACTGGGACAAGAAATGAGTTTAGATGGAGCTTTAACTTTAATCCATTGTGGAATTGAAGATGGGTATAGGGCAGCGAAACAACATTGCGAATTAACGATTGATGATTTGGCTGACTTAATTGATGAGGACTTTGATTCAATCGGAAGATGTATGGAGGTTTTGTCAGAGCAAATGGGAGGTAAGGAAAAAAAGCAGAAGGCCAACAAGAAGAAATAAAAAAATCTTTTAGTTGGCGTGAATTGGAAAGCATAGCGCTTGGGCAGTTAGGAATGGGAGTTGAGGAGTTTTATGATTATTTGCCTAAGCACTTTTGGATTAAGATGGATGGGTTTTATGAGTTGGAAAACCAAAGGCAAAAACAAGAATGGGAAAGGATAAGATGGCAAACTACTTATTTACTCAACATTCAGTTGCCAAAAGCGAAAACTCTAAAACCAAAAGACTTAATTGAGTTTGACTGGGATAAGAAAAAAAGTGAGGTTGATTTTGAAAAATTAAAGGCAAGAGCAGAATACATTAAAAAGATGGAAGAACATGGCAAATAAGGCGATTGGTTATTTAACATTTAATTTCGGAGCTAATATGCAAGGCTTTGATAGAGCTATGAAAAAAGCTCAGACCAAAGTTAGAAGATTCGGAAAAACTATGAAAAACATTGGTAGCTCATTGACTACTAATATCACAATGCCTATTCTTGGAATTGGAGCAGCTGGAATTAAAATGGCAGCTGACTTTGGTTCATCAATGACAAAAATAAGAACTCTTGTTGGAGCAAGTGCTGAGGAATTAAAATCTTATGAGAAAGATGTTCTGTCATTATCATCAACTACTGGTATTGCTGCCGACCAATTAGCAGAAGGATTATTCTTTATTACATCTGCTGGATTATCAGGACAAGAAGCGATTGATGCCTTAGCTGTTTCAGCAAAGGCTGCCGCAATGGGAATGGGAGACATGACTGATATTGGTTCGGCTTTGACATCTGTCATGAAGGCTTATGAGTCAGATGGAATGGATGCTGCAAGAGCTGGAGATTTATTACATGAAACATTAAAACAAGGAAAATTTGAGGCTGGAGAGTTTATGTCCAGACTTGGTAGAGTTATTCCAACAGCTGCTGCTGCTGGTATTGAGTTCGAGGAATTAGGAGCTGCTGCTGCTACTATGTCTAAGTTATCTGGAGATGCTGCTTCTACATTGACTGGCTTGAATCAATTAATGATGAAACTCCTGAATCCATCAGCTGAACAAGTTGAAATATTAGACACACTTGGAATGTCTTATGGAGATTTAGCTGCAATGTTAGATGAATCTTTAATGGGGACACTTCAATTCTTATTCACAGAACTTGAAGGCACAGATGATATGCTTTTAAAAATGTTCGGCTCATCAAAAGCTGTAACAGCTGCTCTTTCTACAATGGGACTACAATCAGAAACTTATACTGATGTTCTTGATGGAATGAACAACTCAATGGGGAATGTTGCAGAAGGTTTTGATATTTTAGGAACTGATGCTGGTTTTAAATTCCAAAAAGCTCTGAATCAAGTTAAACTTGTATTAATAGATATTGGTAATCAAGTTATGCCTTTAGTATTAAAAGGACTTGAAAAATTACAAGGAGCTATGAATTGGTGGAGTTCTTTAGACCAAGACATGAAAAATCTTATCACTACTATGGCTTTAGTTGCTGCTTCTATTGGCCCTATTGTTTCAGTTATTGGAAGTTTAACAGTTGCCTTTTCTGCTTTACTAACTCCAGTTGGATTAGCTGTTGCAGCAATATCTGCCTTTGCTGTTGGTTTTGCTTATGTTAGAGAAAACTGGGAAGCATTTAAAGAGAGATTAAGTGATTGGTCATGGTGGCGAAATGCTTTATTAACAGCTGTTGGATGGGTAATAAAGTTCAATCCGATTGCTATGCTTATTGAATCGGTAAATGGATTGATTACCTATTTAGGAGGGAATCCTATTCCTGATCCATTTGAAATGATGAGAGAAGGTCTTGATAGTTTAAAGGATGAAACTGTTGAATATGAAAATGAGTTCGGAAGTTTTGCAGATGCAATGAAAAACCAAGCAACAGAATTGGCTGAGGCTTTAGGGCTTTTAGGCAATCCTTTTGAATTAGGAGGAGGTTCAGGAGGAGGAGGAAAACCAACTACAAAAACAGATAAGCCTGAAAAACAAACTGGAGGCTTTGGAATGTTTGGTAAGGACTTTATTACTGACCAATTAGCTGCTCAAGAGTCAATGGAAGGAACAGCTTCTGTGATGGAGATGTTAGCAGAGAAATTTGGGATTACAAAAAAAGTATTAATGGAATATGCTCAACAAGCTAAACAAACATTAATGCAAGGAGCTTCTTCTTTTGAGGACTATGGAAAGGTAGTTAAAAACACAATCAGAGATATAATCGGAGCTTTAATTGCTGAGGGGGTGGCAACAGCTGTCACAAAAGCTCTTAGCTCAATCCCTCCATTTCCAGGCTCAGTATTTTTAATTCCAGCTCTTGCTGGAGCTGCTGCTGGACTTGCAAGAACTGCTCTTAATAGTTTAATTCCTTCCTTTGCAGATGGGGGGATTATTAGTGGGCCAACTGTTGGATTGATGGGAGAGTATGCTGGAGCAAATACAAATCCGGAAATTGTTGCTCCTCTTGATAAGTTAAAAAGCCTGATGGGAGGAGGTGTTCAACAAGTGGAAGTATTTGGAAGAATAAGCGGAAACGATATATGGCTAACAAACAGCAAAACTGGAATTAACAGAAACAGAGGATATTAATGGCTTTAAATAAAGCATTTTACGGAAGCTATCAAAGTTATAATCTAACTGATTATTATTTTGAAATTTGGATTGAAGATTTTGATTCAACACATGGAGGCTCAACATTTGAGCTGAAAGTGGGAGAGGGTGGCCCAGTAATAAATTACGATACAGATTCAGAAGATAGATATAATCCAATATTATCATCTACATTAAAAATGCCTCTTATTATTACTAATGCGTGGTATGAAACAAACTTATTAGATAAACTCTATGAGGTATGGCAAGAGAGACAAGTTTACATTCATTTATATCAAGCTACTTCATCAACTTATGCATCAACCCCTCCTCTATGGAGTGGATTTGTATTAATGGACTTATCATTTAGAGAAGATGTTGGTTATCCTTTTGATATAGAAATTACAGCAACAGATGGACTTTCTTTATTAAAAGATGAGGATTGGACTAATGTTGATGATTGGTTAGCTGGTTCTCCAGCCACTTTACCTTATGGGAGTGGAGATGTAAATTATGGCCCAGCTACTTTTGATTATTGGATAAGAAACTTATTAAGAAGAACCTACATGGCAACGACTGCCGAAGGAGCTTCTGAGAGTTGGGAATATTCAAGCTCTGTAAATTGGTATAATCAAGGACATCCAGCTATTGCTGTAAATACTGATCCCCTGAAAAATACAACTGGAAAAATGAGCTGGACTTGGAGTTTTGATAGTTCTGGTGTTTATTCTGTGATTAATTGTTATGATGCTTTAAAAGAAGTCTTAAAATCATGGGGATGTCGATTGGTATATTGGAATCATTGTTTTTATATTATCCAGATAGATGGATATACTACCGCAGAAAGTGGAAACTTAGCAGCTCCAGTTAATATAATGACAAGAAGATACACTTATGCAGCAGCAGATGTAGGGGGATTTAATTATATGGGAGAATTGCAATTAGCAAGATATGAACTTGAGATAAATTCAAATTTAACAGATGGAATACCAGAGGGAATTGTAGCTTTAAAAGGAACAAAATATACTCACTATCCACGAATCCAAGAAGTCAATGCGACTTTAGTATATGGGGGAGATACAAATTATTTCGGTGGTTTTCCTGAGTATGTACCAGCATCATTCACATCAACAGCTGGACAATCTTCTTCTCCAGTTGCTCAAGGAAGCATGATTGATTTGGCTACCGCAACTGAGTTTAGAGTTCAATGTGATTTGGATTTTATTCATTATAACACTACTTATGACTATCTATACGGAAATATAAGATGGACTATACGAGCTTATAATGATGCTGGAAGCGAGAAATGGTTAAAATATACTTCATCCACTTATTCATGGGTAAATACTGAGCCAAATACAGTAGATAAAAAGCAGACTAATAATTTTCAAATTCCTACTCGATATCAATGGTACACAACGCCTGACATGATTAATTCGACTATTCCTACTGATGCTGCTTTTACTGGAGTTTGGCATTTTGAAATAAAAATCAGAGATGCTTGGGCGAGTGGCTCATATAATACAACTGGATTTTTTGCAAGACCTTCTCCTTATAGTGCTTCTAATCCTACTTGGTCCAATCCATGGAATCATAGTAAGGTGAAATGGAGAAATACTCCAAATACTGGAGTTACTGCTGGAGGAGGTTATACAGTAAGCACGAATGCAGCTGGAGCAACTGTATATACTGGAACTTTAGGTAATCCTTTTTCTGGGAATATAGAAATCTTGAACTCTACTGGAGGGCAAGGAGCAAGCGCAATAGTATTAACAAATACTGTTGCCACTACTGATTCCGCCAGATATGATTTTGAGGAATTAATGTGGGGGGATTGCCAAGAAACAACAGATGGAGGAAATTTAATGGTAACAGATGATGGAGGAACAACTTATGTAAAGTCAGCTTTTTCTGGGCAATGGGGACAAAACACTATTTCAGGAACGACTAAATTTAGTCAGCTTTTAGTTCAAGAATTTTTCTCAGGGCAAACAGAAAATATACAGATATTTAATGGGCGACTTGCGTTAAGTGTAAATGGGAAAACTACTACTTATTCAGGAACAGAATATATGAATTACATTAATCCTATTGGAAGATTGAAACATGGAACTGACTACTATGTGTTTAGGAGGGGAGCTTTCCATACTGCAATGGATGAATGGGATTATGAGGGCTGGGTGATTAAAGATATTACTAACACTTTAACAACAACAACCAGAGACATCTGGAAAACTGGTTATTATGGCACGAATTATGGTGGAGGTAATAATGCAAGATTAGCTGCTCCATATTCACTAACTGATGGAATGAGTAATGAGCAAGGTATCACAGCAACATCTGCAAGAGTTTCTGGAGCTGGAGTTACTTCTATCTCAATTAATGAAATAGGAACTGCTGTTTTAAAAAATGGAGACAGTTTTACTTTAATTGATGCAAGAAATGGTAATGTTTTCAGCTTAACAATGGCAGCTGATCAAGCAGCTTCTGATACTTCACTAACTATTAGCTCATATGATTTTTCAGATTATCCAGATATTGAATCAGGAGCTGGAATAATATATTTAAATACTCTTGACTTGATTGCTCAATATCAACACAAAACAAAAGGAACAATAGGAGGAATGGCTGTTACTGCTACATCTATTGGAAAAGCAACAAGCGTAGGGCGGCAAACTGTTTTCTTTAGATTTGAAGGAGACAATTTGAGTGAAACCACTTATTATGTTTCAAATGGAGAAGATAATAATAAGGCTGGAAGATGGGGAAGCACAAACACTAATGCTCCTTCTACTATCGGAACACAGAGAGCAATAAAATCAGGAAGGTTTGTGGCTGATGTTGATTATAAGATGGAAGGGGGAAAATGTGTTGCTTCTGGGACAACTGGCTATACAGTTACAATAATTCTTTATAAAACAACCCCAGTGGATGGAGCTACTGCTGCAACAGCAATGACTGCAATGGGTAGATTTACAGTTGCTTTAAATACAGACTCAAGAACTCAAGTTGATATTCTTGAACATATCTCTACGGACACTATAAGTGCAAATGATGTTATTATTCCTCACATATATTGTGGAGGAGAAGCTGGAGGGACTTTTGATTTAAGAGGTGTGATTAGTTTTACTTTAATACGTTCCTAATATGAAAAAAATAATACTACTTTTCTTGATACTATTTACAACAACTGCCTCAGCTCAGTTTTTTAAATATTCAACTTTCTATATTTCTTCTCAAATTAATTCGCCATTAGCAGAGCAGAATCATTATATGATTGATAGAATGACTGGAGAATTGACTGACATAACTATTGTCAATCCTTTTAATTATAAATTAAATTTTGGGATTAGAAAAATTGCCAGATTTGATTATGAGAATAAGGCTAAAAGATTTTATGATGGAACTGAAAACAATATAAGCCATGCCGCTACTATTGGAGCTGTTGATGGTTTTGAGTACAATGCAACACTTTCATTAATAAGAGATAGAGGGAATGAATTTATGAACCAAAATTATTGGCTCAGATATGTTTCTGATTATTTTTTAATTAAAGGAGATTATCAAGATAAGCAAGAAATTAATCTAAAACATTTTGGAGGAGAGTTTAGAATAAGAGCTAAGGCATGGAAGTTTGATTTTACAGCTGGTGTGAAACATAGAACACATCCAGTCTATGGGATTAATCCTTTTGAAGAAAATTTTTCTCCTGATGATTCTTGGTGGGCAATAGCTTATGACTTAGGATATGTAGATCAATACTGGTATTATGATGGAGAGCAAAATGGAGTTGATGATTTTTACGATTACTATAATTGGCGATGGTTTGCTCCTGATGGAACTATGATTGCTGAAACTGATGAGGAGTTTATGAAGTATCATTTTGGAAGGGCTGTTGATGAGTATAATAGAAACGAATTAAAAAGATTAGGATTGCAACAAGAATTGTCAGCTGTGATGGGAATAGCTTTTTATCACTATAATAAGAATTTTTGGCTGCATACTTGGGGGGACATTATGCCTTATCATCATGGACTTAGCGAATATTCTTATGTCAATATAGAGGAGAGCAATCAAATCTTAGACTTTGACTATGGTATGATTTTAGGAACAAAATTAAATAAGAGAGTAGGTTTATTTATTGAAGGAAGATATCAAAGATATTGGAACATAAAAAACTATGAATTAAAAAGTGGTATAAATTATTTATTTTTATAAAAAATGGCAACAGAAATTGGAAAAGGGACAAAGATTAAATTAACATTAGAGACATTGGTTACTGTTGGAGCTACTATTGTGGCAGTTACAACAATGTATTTTACTCTTCAAGCAGATATTGCTGAGGCAAAGGAATTACCAAAGCCAATAATAACAGAAAAAGAATATGAGTTAAAAGATGAATTGATTAGAAATACAATTCTACAAACTCAGGAAGATATTAATGATATGCAAGAAACATTGGAGAGGATAGAGGATAGGGTTTATGGTAGATAAAAATAAAATAAAAAAGAAAGTTTTTTTAATGTATGTAGGGTTTATAATTCTGCTTATTTTAGTTTCTATTACTTGTAATGGTCAGGCTTTAATAACTGATAAAACTTTTAATAAAAGCCAATCAGGAATAACAGTTGTTGAGTTTTGGTCAGATTGGAATAAGGAAAATGAATGCTTTTGGCTGGAAGAAATTTCAAATGCTAAAACCTACCGAATAGATTTAGAAAGTGAAACAGCTGAGAATTACGAAATCAAAGTGTTGCCGACATTAATTGTTTTCAATAATGGAGAAGAAGTTGAAAGGTTTGAGGGGAATATAAGTTTTCAATTATGTCCCAGAAGAACTCCAAAAAAAGTGCAAAAAGTGATAGATGGTTTAATGATAAATAAATTTTAATATGTCAATACTTGGAAAAATATTTAGTTCAGGAACTGGAGAGCTTATTAAAAATGTGGGGGATGTAGTTGATAACCTAACAACAACAGATGAAGAAAGATTAGAAGCGAAGCAGAAGCTAAAGGATATGATTATGGGCTATGAGGCTCAAATGCAAAAAGAAGTAACGGAAAGATGGAAGTTTGATATGCAAAGTGATTCATGGCTAAGTAAAAACATTCGACCAATGGTGCTTATTTTCTTAGTGGTTTCTACTATTATTCTAATCTTTATTGATGGAGGAGTGATTAGTTTTATAGTTGAGCCAAGTTGGATTAACCTTCTTCAAATTACGTTATTAACAGTCATTGGTGCATATTTTGGTGGAAGGAGCTATGAAAAGGTAAAGAAAAAATAATATAATTGCTAACTATTAATACTTAAATAAATGAAAAAATTGATTTGTACTTGGATTTATAAACTAACTAATAAAATTATTTGTTTTAATTGGTGTAAAAAAAAGAACTGTGGCTAAAAAAAGAAAGTTAGGAAGTTCAAACCCTAAATACAATCAAACTAAGCAAGACAAAATAGAAACAAGAAAAGAATTTGTTTCAGAAGTAAAAGGAGTTAAAATTTATAAAGTATATTTTTTATGACATATAAATATTTCACAATAAAAGAATTTGATTGCAAGTGTGGTTGTGGGGACAATAGGATTGACCCTACATTGATAGAGATGTTAGATGAAGCGAGAGCAATCGCAGACATACCCTTTGTCATTACAAGTGGATATCGTTGCCCTAAACATCCAGAATCAATCAAGAATCCAACAAGCTCACATATTAAAGGCTTAGCTGTGGACATTAAATGTTCAGAAAGTAAGCCAAGAGCTATCATGTTAGATGCTCTTGCTCAAGTTGGTTTCCGAAGATTCGGATTGGCTGGAAAAAATAAAGGCAACTTTCTGCATACAGACATAGATGTATTGGAAAAAGCCAATCCAGTAATCTGGCTCTATTAATTTAAAAATCAGAAAAATGAAAAAATCTTTAATTATAATATCATTATTATTCTCAGGACTTTTTGCCTCTGCTCAGTTTAGTATATTATCAAATGTTGATATGCCAAATGATGAGGAGACATGGGGTGTTGAGAGTGTTACTAACAATATAGGAATTGGATATAATCTCAATGACAAATTTATGATCGGTGGAATGAAAGCTGCTGACATATATAATGTCTTTGCCAGATATAATCTAAAAGAAGATATCTATTTATCTTTAGAATCAACAAATGGCTCATCAGCTGACTCATTAGATATGAGCATGGGTGTAGGTTATTCATACGAGATTATGAAAAACTTGTATATCCAGCCTAACTATTTAATGCCTTTAAAAGAGGATGAGAATGGAGAACGTTCTGGAGAATTTAGATTCGGACTATTGTATAAACTTTAATAATAATTTAAAAAAATAAAAAAAATGGATAATATATTTAACATAACAGTAGGTTTTATAGGAAAATTAACTAATTTAATTGTGGCAATGCTTTCACTTGGTATTGTTGCGGAGATATTATATGGAAGCCCAGTTTTAGGGATGAGTGTAATGGATAACATTATTGAGGTCATCAACATGCTTGGAGGAAATGGTGTAGTTGGGTTGATAGCTTTAGTGATATTATATCAACTGTTGGAAAAAAAGTAGTTTCTATATAATGCAGAGGGGGAATAAAATCCCCCTTTGTTTTTTTTATGCAAAGTAAATATTCGATTTATACAGATGAGATGTTGGCTCTCTGGAACTCAGGGACTGGATATACAGCCATAGCAGAAATCTTAATTGAAAAATATGATTTAAAAGTCAAAAGTCGTTATCTCAGAAGAACTGTAACAGCTATCATCAAAGACTCAATCCCTAACTTTTCTAATATTAATAATAATTCAGCTCTTGATGAACATTTACTTGAGAGAGGAATAAATAAAGAAGATGTAATAAGTGTCAAACATTGGCAAAGCATGGGAGGAGATTTACGTTTCTCTATTGTTACCAAAGAAACGCAAAGACTTAGAGAGAATGAACTTCTTGAAAAGATTACCGACTTAATAGAAAAACATAATCATTATTATGCTCCTATTAAAAGAGAGAAAGAGGCTAATCATTTATTAGTTATCAATCCAGCTGACATTCATATCGGTAAATATGCTAATGAGATAGAAACTGGAGAGGCTTATAATAATGACATTGCTTATGAGAGAGTATTAGAAGGAATTGAGGGACTTATAAACAAAGCTAAAGGATTCAGCATAGATAGGATTCTTTTTTGTGTAGGGAATGATATTCTGCATATCGATAATGTGTATTCAACTACCACTAAGGGTACGTATGTAGAATCGGATGGCAAGTGGTGGGAACATTTTGAGTTAGCGTTGGAGTTATATGTTAAATGTATTGAAAGACTTAGAATCATTGCTCCTATTGATGTTTTACATTCAATGAGCAATCATGATTATCAAAGTGGATTCCATTTAGCTCATGCTTTAAAAAGCTGGTTTAGAAAAGATGAAGAAGTGTCTTTTGATATTAGCGTGGCTCACAGAAAATATTATCAGTATGGCTTAAACTTAATAGGCTTAGAGCATGGAGATGGAGCTAAGATGGATAATTTACCCCTTTTAATGGCTCAAGAAAAACCCACAATGTGGAGTGAAACAAAATACAGATATTGGTATTTACATCATTTACATCATAAAATTAAGCACAAATGGAGAGATGCAAAAGATTTCATTGGAGTTACTGTGGAATATATGCGATCTCCAAGTGGAACAGATAGTTGGCATAGTAGGAAAGGATATACTGGAGTTCACAAAGCAGTAGAGGGTTTTATACATGAAAAAGAAAGTGGGCAAGTTGCAAGGCTGGTTCATTATTTTTAATATATTTGCCTTGTCGTAATACAATACTTGTTTAAAGTTATTTTCTAAAGATCAGCCCCTATGTTCGTAGGGGTTTTTCTATTATTAACATTAAGTTGTTTATAAGTAAAGCCTTATAATTCTAAACAAATGTTAAAATGTTTTTATGTTTGTGCTGTAATAATCAATAAATAAAAAAATGGAAACATATAATAAAGGCTTAGAATTAAACAAGGCTTTGAGAGATATTGATAGATTAAGAGCTTATAATCTTGATTTGAAGATGGAACTAATTAAATTAAAAAAAGTAATAAGACAAATAAAAACTCAGACAAATGAAATTAAATAATATTATATCGGACTTAACTGGAATGGCTTTAATCTTTGGCTTTTTGTATTTCTTTTTAGGACTTTGCCAACTTGTTGACATGTTGATGCTATGTGGGAAATAAGAAATATATACGGAGACATTGTTCAAAAGAACTTGACAATTTGTGAGATGCAAAGATTTAAAGACATGAACAAAGGAAAAGGTTATACTTATAGACTACAAGGAGCTTATCCTAAAATTAAAAACCTAATAAAAAAATGGACAGACAAGAATTATTAAAATTTTACAAACTACATAATCTAACTGAAAAAGATGTGTACAAAGACAAAAGAGGTTTTTTTGTTATAACAAAATCAGGAATTGAGCAAATTCAGAATCAGAATAATATTAAAGTTGCTTATGAGGTTATCGTTTGTCATTTAGAAAATGTAGTATTAAAAGCAGTTAGCATGAGATATGATAGCAATGCTCAGGAGTTTATTCCTATTATTGAAACTTTTGGGAGTGCTTCTATAAATAATTGCAAACAACATTTTTTAGTTGAAATCGCAGAAAAGAGAGCTATGGCACGTTGTATTATCAAAACTATGAAATGGACAAACATGATGGGAGAAGATGAAATAGAAAATCAGCCTAATGAAACACTTAATAAAATAAAATGAAGATAAGTCAATCAGCATTGAAATCATTTTATGATGAGAACTTTTGCGAGTTAAAATGGGAAAAGTTTTTTATTGAAGGATATAGAAGTAGGCCAACTAATGCAATGATTGATGGCTTAGTTTTTGAGGAGCTAACTATTGGAAGCACAAGAGACAATGAAAGTTTTATTGGTATGATTCCAAGATTAAAAAATGGAAACGTATCTAAAAGAGAAGCTGACTTAGTTTATTTAAGTGAGTTTGCTAAAAAAACAATGAAAGATTTAGAAATTAAAATATTAGAAGTTCAGCCAGAATGGGAAACTGATACTTTAATAGGACATCCAGATGCTTTAATTACTTATAAAGGAAATCTGGCAATAATGGACTTGAAATATACAGCTATCAGGGAAGATGAATCTTGCAAATGGAATCCTTATGCGTGGAGTGATCTAAAGTATAAAGATTTCAGACAAGCTCTACATTATGTAGAAATGTATTATCAGCTTTATGATGTCTATTTACCATTTTTCTATTTAGTTTTTGGAAAGAGTGGATGGGTAAAGTTTATTAGTGTAGATATTACTTCAAATGCTATGGAAGATTACAGAATGTTATTAAATACCTTTTCAAAAGATTTGCAAGATTTTGAACCAAAACCGATAAAAAACTACTCAATTTGCAGAAAATGTGAATTAAATTGCACAAAAAGGACAGAAAAACCAAATGTTATAAATATAGAAATATGAGTTATAAAGTAAAATTAATTGATACTGCTGCTAAGATATTATCTGAGATGTATGAAATCCCTATTACAGAATTAACGACTGTTGGAAAAAGAACAAGAGTAATAATGGGAGCAAGAAGGATGTTTATGTTCTACTTAAATAGACATCTTGGAATTAAATATGCTCATATGAAAAAATATATTAAAGGAGTAAACCATGCAACTTGTATTCATCATTGCAATAAGATGGAGTTTCTCTTAAGCATGGCAGAGAAAAAAGCATATCGTATATACTCTGAGGAATATAAAGAGTTCAAGTTAAGAATGAAGGAATTTGATTCTGGCAATGCTGTCATATTAGCCATGAAAGAGCAGATGATTGAATTACAAGCACAAATAAATACTTATTATAAAAACAATGATAAAAGGATTTGAGAAAATTACAGCTGAATTAAATCAGCAAGAATTAGAATTAGTCCCAGTTGTTATAAGAGGACTACAAACAAAACAAGGAAAAGATAGTGCTGTTTCAAGCACAAAAATTTGCAAAGCACTTAATATATCTGCTCCAAGACTTAGAAAAATAATTAATCATATTAGAATAACAAACCAGCTTCCAGCCTTATGTTCATCTTCAAATGGATATTTTGTGGCTACTAATATATATGAGATGCAAGATTATATCATTAGCTTAAAACAAAGAATAAAAGCTCAGGTTGATGTTTTAAACGCATTAGAGCAGCAAACAATTCTTTTTGGAGGTACTGGTCAAACAACACTATTTGAATAATGGAGAGAGATTTCAAAGGTATATGGATTCCGAAAGAGGTTTGGCTTAATAAAAGCCTTAAATTAATTGAAAAACTTTTTTTAGTTGAGATTGATTCATTAGACAATGAGCATGGTTGCTATGCTTCTAATAAATACTTTTCAGAGTTCTTTGGAATAACTAAAGGCAGATGCAGTCAAGTAATTACTAAACTAAATGAAAAAGGATTGATTAATATTAAATTTGAAAGAGAAGGAAAAGTAATTGTATCAAGAATCATTAAGGTAGTTAAAAAATTAAACAGGGTATATAATGATGATGTTTTACCTATTAAAAAAAATAAAGGGGGGTATATAAAAAATGATGAAGATAATAATACAATATATAATAATACAGATAATAATAATAATAGGTTTAAAAAGCCAAAAATTGAAGATATTGAGAGTTATTGCTTAGAAAGAAAAAATAAAATTAATGCTGAAAGATTTTTTAATTATTACGAAAGCAAAGGCTGGATGGTAGGAAAAAACAAAATGAAAAACTGGAAGGCAGCTGTTCGTAATTGGGAAAACATGAGAAAAGAAAAAGGACAAATAGAATCAAAAGTAATGCAAAGGCTTTCAAGTCATAATGCAGCTAAACAAATATTAAAGAATATACAAAATGGAAATTAGAAACATTAACAAGAACGATCTGGAATTATTATGCGTTGATATAATTACTCAAGCCTTAGCTGACTTAGGACAAAAAGACAATGATCCTGAGCATAAAGTAATGTTAGCTCAATCATTAGCAAAGGACTTAAAAAACAGATATGCTTTTTTTCCAATGGAAGCTGTGAAAATAGCTTTTGATAATGGCATAAGAGATTCAGAGCTTTTTGTTTTGAGTGCTGCTAATTGGTGCAAGTGGTTAAATAAGATGAAATCTGAGATTTGGGAAGGATGGTATAATTTTGAATGTGGTAATCATCATGTAATACAACCCCATATTAGAGATATAATGAGACAACAATCAACATTATTAGTTGAGTATAATAAAAAGAGATTAATTAATTAACAATTAAAAGTTTAAAACTATGGATAAGCATATAGCAAACGACCCTAATAATCCTATAAATTGCAAAGAAGAACTTAATCTTTGTTCATGTTGCGGTACTGACAAGCAAAAAGATTCTGATGGATATGATTACTGTTTCTGGTGTGAGAAATGTTTATGGTGTCAAGAATACTTAGAACAATGCAGCTGTATAGACACAAATAATATTAATATAATTTTAGGGAAATGACAGAAGAACAAATATTATTTTTAATAGCAATATGTTTTAGTATGCTAATAGGTTTTATAATAGGGAGTTTGTCTTGTATGTATGTAATGAAACATGAAAGCAAAGAATTAGAGAAAGAGCTTGATAAGTTTAGAGAGCTTTATTTTGATTTGCTGGATAGATGGAAAAATAAATATACCAACTATGGAAACTATTAAATCAATTAAAAAAACATTTAACTGTGTTGATTCAAATGGAATTAAAAGAGGATGGATCGTTTACTATGATGATAATGATAAGATAAAAGAGATTAAAAACTTATATGATCCAACAGCTTATAATGGAAGCCGCCCAGTATATAATGATTCGCAAATATTAGAAAAACTAATAAAAGAAAAGAAAAATGATTAAAGAACTATTAAAATTAATGATAACAACTTGCCTACTACCAATAATGATTATATTTTTGATAGGCATAACATTTATAGCAATACATGAAGGCATTTGGCACAGTAAAGAATGGAAAATTAATTCTTAATAATGAAAGAAGGTTCAATGATAATTTGAATATATTTGAAGGAGAAGAAATAGAGATAAGAATTAAAGTAAGAACAAACAACAGATCAAATGAGCAAAATAGTTTATATTGGAAATGGATTAATATTATGAGTGAGGAGATAGGATTTACAAAAGAAGAAATGCACGAATTAGTTAAGTATAAATTTTTAAAAAGAACATCTATTAATAATAATGGAATTGAAGAAGTTAAGCTGAAAAGCACTACAACTCTAACTGTTAAAGAATTTACAAAATTGATGGATGATGTTTTATATTGGAGCAACAACACATTAAATATAAATCTCCCTACATACGAATAATGAAACAAGTAAGCAAAAAACAATCAGTAATTAATAGAGAGCTTAACAAAGTTTATAAAGAGATTGCTAATGAGAGAGGGCATTATTGTTCAGGATGTGGGAGAAGTGATGTTCCTCTAAGTCATAGTCATATAATTCCAAGAAGTAGGAGACCTGACTTAGTAACAGATAAGAATAATATTACATATCATTGCTTAGATACTAATGGAAGGAAAGGATGTCATACAATGTGGGAAGGAATAGAAAGAGATAAGTTGTTAGATTATACAAGAAACATGGAATATATATTAGAGAACGATACTGAATACTATTTTTTAATAACTGAGAACAATGGAAGATAAACTATTTATAAAAGCCATTACAACATTGATTATTAATAATGCAATGGAAAACTTAGAAGATGTGGCGAATGCTCACTATAAGAGCCATGATATTGATTTTAACAATAATATGTTTATGCTTGGAATGATAGGTAATGCAATAACAACAGAAAAGGATAAGGCATATCTATTAGAAGTATTGCAAGACTTAGCTGCACTTCAAAGAGAAGATGAGGAAGATGATATAATTAATCAAGCAAAAAAACTACTATAATGCCTAAGCTACCAAAAGCAAAGAAAAGGTCATGGATTCCTAAAAGAGAAAAAAGATATGGACAAACTGACAATAGTTCATTCTATCAATCTAAACAATGGAGAGCAACTCGCAAATGGTATATACAACACAATCCATTATGCGAACAATGTGAGAGAGAAGGAAAAATAGCCTCTGGTAATTGCGTTGATCACATAAAGCCAATTTCAAAGGGTGGTCATAATTTACACGAAAGTAATTTGCAAACATTATGCAACAAGTGTCATGCAAAAAAATCAGCACAAGAGGGTGTAGAATATAGAAAAGGAATAAAAATTTATAAAAGAGAGGGTATATATAAAAAAAATAAAAATAATGATTAGGGGGGCTATTAAAATCTTAAAAGCAAAAATTCTCCAAAT